GGCGGTTCTGCGGGAGCTGCCGAATTAGAAGCCGCATTAGCGACAGGTGCGCCAACAGTTACAAATACTGCCCTAACTGGCGGTAGTGGTGTCTTTACTGGTGCGGCAGGTGGAATAGGGCAGATTGAATGGAAAGGAACGTAGTCCACTTCCTCGATCATGTCCTTGCCACGCTTATCCTGAAGAATCTCGTTTGAGGCGTAGAACACCTGAACGAGTGAGGCGATACCTTTGCCATCTACATCAGTTTTGACATAGCACTCAAAGACCTCAATCTCTTGCATGGATGGGTCATCAGTCTGTACTTGGTAAGGTTGCTCACCAGCAGAGAAACGAGCCACACGCTCAGGAGTGTATGCAAGGGCATCACCCATTTGCAGACCCTCAACTTGCTTCTTGTTAAAGCCCATAGCGATCAAGTCACTACGGGTCAGCATCTGTCTGTGGGCTACGAATGGGCTGTCAGCAATCGTGCGAGCCTTCTTGCTAATCAAGAACTCCTCTGGGGGTACGTTCTCAATGCGAACCCGACCAACCATCTTTTTCTGCTGAACAACAACATTGTGGATTTGGTTAATCATTGGCTGACCCATTTGGTCAATCGCAGGATTACCCATTTGATCTAGGATAGGGAATTCCTCTGTGTCTTGCTCGACAATCTCCATGGTGTCGTCAGACATGAGCATTGCCAACTCATCGTTAGACAAGTTGAAGTAACGCTCTTTTGTAATGTTTTCTTTGTCTTCCCAATAGGCTTTGACGATGCCGTTCTTTTGCAAGAGAGCATCTTTGAACCAGTCGTGAAGAATGGCTAAACCATCGTTATCCCGATTGAATACCCAATTGCAGTAGTCAGTAGCTTGCTTGGCAGAGGCTTCGTCTCTTGGGCCTTGTGGCTCAAATACGACAATGTTGTCTGAGCCTGTAAAGATACGGATTAGGCTAGGCAAAGCACCATCAATGGCTTCGGCTACCTCACCAGTAACGATCTGGCTCTTGCCTTCGACCTCATTTCCATAAGGGGAGCGTAAGTAGGCTTCTAGTGCCTGTTTACGCTGCTCGACTGTCTCGCTTTCAATGTAACCAATTGAATCGTCAATCTCTGCCTGAATTATCGACAACAAGTCGTTCTGTGCCATATTTATCCTTTGGAGGCCGTCCCATTCTGGGTTTGTCCGATTTTAACTCTTTAATGGCATTTTCTAACATTTCGACACGCTTTTCAAGTTCTTTTACTTTAGGCGCTAAGTTTTGGCCTTGAGGCATTATGTACATGGTTTTCCTTTTGTTAAACAATCCAACTAGGCACTTTGTTAATGGGCTTATCCCATGATGAGCTACCCTCATCTATACCTATTGCCAAATACCTAAACGAGTCACTTCCATGGCTTGACCAGTCGTGTAGTGGACGCTCATAGAATATCTTGCGCTTTTCGTCATAGTCTCTGCGGTAGTTTCTCAGGCAATTGAGGCCAATCTGTACCTTTGGCACGTTAAACCAACATCTAGGCAACATACGCCTAACCGCTTGGATGCCATCGTCTAAGTTCATTCTCGGGGCAATCTTGATCTCTAGCCCTGCTTCCTCAAGCATCTCTAAGCGGCTCTTGCCTGTGCCTAACTCCCTAACTCTTACGTCATGGGGCAAGATATGTTGAGCCTTTGTGTAGTCATTGTCTTTAATCCACTTGACGTAGTGGTCTAGTCCAACACCATGGTTTTCGTAGTAGTCAATCAGTCTGATCTCTGAGCCTACCAATTGAGCAACCCAGATAGATGTTGAGTCACCCATACCCAAGTCCCAAGCGGTAAAGGTGCGGCTGAGTTCCTCCCAAGGAATCTCCTGCATATGCTTCTTATCTTCTAGCTCATTAAGGATTTGTCCATAATACGAACCCTCTACGGCAGCGTCAAAGCTACATTCAAACTCTTGGCGGTATTTATCCTCGCCCATCTCATTCTTAGCGGCCTTAAGTTCTGTCTCATCAACTACCCCTGTCTCAGAGGCTTTGAACTCTAGCAAACCCCAACCATCCTCTTTCTCAGCCCTGTCTCGCAGTTCTTTGAAGTGGTTATGGCCTTTGGGTGTACCAATGAATAAGCACCATCCTTTTCGGTCTGTCAGGGCAGGTCTAACAATGTCAGTCCATATCTTAGGGTTCTGATCGCCTACCTCGTCAATAATCACTCCATCAAAAAACTGTCCACGGAGAGAATCAGGATTGTCCGAGCCGTATAACTGGATACGTCTACCCCAGAAGTCCACCCTCAGTTCTGAGATGTTGCTAGTGCCACCCAGAGGTTGTGTGTACTTGACTAGGTAATCCCAAGCCACCCTCTTAGCCTGTCCATAGGTAGGAGCAATATAGGCGTATCTGGGTGTCTCTCGTTGGTTTAGCACCGCATCACGGATTAGATGATTGAGAGCCGCAACAGTCTTTCCAAAACGTCTATGAGCCACTACGACTGCAAACCTATTTGCATCTAGTAACTCGTGAACCTTTAGTTGGTGTTCCCTTGGTGCGTAAGGGATTTCGATTACTTCGCCCATGTAACAATGTGCTGAAGTGGTTGATCTTGGTCGCCACTTATTGTTACTGAGGCCATATCAGGCATGGATTTACGCAATAGTATTTCAATTGCTTTCATGCGAGTAGGACTTAAGTCCTCATCTATGCCAAGTGCATGATTTTGCAAAACATTTAGTAATTGACTTACCTGAATTTTTTTGCGTACATCCTCTTGATGTAACTTGTTTATCGGTCTTCCGACTTGTGCCATTTTGTTTGACTCCTCTAGGGTTGGTCAAGGTTAGTATCTACTCACAATGAGTAGAGTTAGTATATCACTTGCCTTTGTATTTACCCATTTTTTTGGCGGCTTCTGCTATTCCGATCGCAACCGCCTGACGTTGGTTTTTTACAACACTTCCGCCTTTGCCAGAATGTAACTCTCCCTTACCAAACTCTTTCATCACAGTAGCCATTTTAGCTTTACCTGCTTTGTTCATCTTTGGAGTTTTCATTTCTTATTCCTTGCCGAAATTGCTTTAGCCTTTGATCTGGCATCAGCTTTAGAACTAGCACCCCACGCTTGTAGGCTTTGCAATAAACGAGTAGGGCTACCATCAGGCTTACGCTCTGGCCCTGCCATGTTACCCATGCGAGCCAAGAAAGACGCTCTGCGGGGATTATCGCCAGATTTAACAGGAGGCTTTAAATTGCTACCCGCATTTTCACGCTCGTAAGACTTTCGACCCTTTTCATTGAGTCCACCTTTAGGGTTTTTACCCTCTTTACGAGTCCAAGCCGCGCTCATTTTTTCTTAGCAGTCTTAGCCGCTTGCTTAAACGCAGACGCAGTTGGCGCACCTTTCGAGCCAACTTTACGCATACGCTCTGGAGTCTTGCCAGCAGCTTTTTGCGCTTCAATCCGCTTTTGTTTAGCATGGATGTTAGCGTAGAGGCCGTTCATTTTTTAGGCTTCTTTGCTTTGTTCTTTGCAGTTCTTTCGCCACGCACAGGCATTGGCTTAGGCTTTTTAGCCAAATACTTTTGCATCATTTCTAATGCTTGTTGGTTGGTAGTACTCAATTTAATTCTCCTAAATAGTGCATCCATCGTGATACTTGCGCTTTGCTGTCAAGTATGCCTCATATGCGGACTCTTTACTAGCAAAAGTTCCTAGATGCAAAGTTTTTTTGTTTACCCTAATACAAGACTTATATTTCCCATTAAAAATATAAACACCAAGCAATCCAGTTACGTTTCTTTTTGTAGCTTTTCTTATATTTTGTGTATTTGTTTTTGCTACAACTGAACGCAAATTTTCAATCCTGTTATCTGTTTTACAGCCATTAATGTGGTCAATCATTTCAGGCCATTCACCATGCACATACAGCCATGCAAGCCTATGTGCTGGATACCTTATATTGTCAATACTAATACCAAGATACTCATACATATGAGATTTTGTAGCAACTTGACCAATAGTATTCTTATGCCTATCTCTATGCTTCCAAATAAACACACCAGTTTCTTGGTTGTAATCTAAAACTTGATGCAATCTTTCGATTGTTAATTTATACTCTTTTCCAGACATTTCAACTCCTTCATAGTTGTCTTGTTAGAAACGCCCTAAGATTTGCGGTCTTTAGGGCGTTTTGCTTATTATTCCTCTGACATTTCGTCTTCGTTCATCTCTGGGGCTTCAGAGGAATCTTTTTCCTCGGTTATTGGCCCACCAGTAATCCATGCCTCACAAGTTCTCTTGGAAGCACACTTAAAGTCAAACATCTCGCAGTAACCTAAGTCACCAGCATCAATCACTTCCCAAGCGTCCATTTCCTCGCCATTAGCCTCAAGACCAAGGAAGTAAATTATCCAAGGACGAGCGCCAAAAAATGTGGATTATGGCTCACATAAGGACATACAATAAACTCAAGTCTTTAGGTCTATGGCCTCAAGATGTACCAATGCCTTACTGAGTTGCCAAGGTTTTAGAGGGTCTTGTACCCTCTTTTTTTATGTGAGATAATGGTTAAAACTCCTTGAGGACTGTTATGTCTGGACTATTAGAGCCATCCGTAAAGATTGAAATTGAGATACAAAGCCAAGAGAAAAAAGGCGAGGCTTGTCCAGTAGCGACTGGCGATGTAGAGGTCAATCTTGAGAATCGTCAGAAAGCCATTGATAAGGTCAACTATGGCCCAATGAATCCTAACGAGCCGAATATGGATTACTGGCGCGAACTCTCTCGTGCTTGGAGAAACTCCCCAGATCAAGCTAAAAAGTCTCGCTGTGGCAATTGCGCTGCATTTATCCAAACCCCTAAGATGTTGGCTTGCATTGAGTCAGGTCTTGAGGCTAATGGCGAGGAAATGGACGCTTGGGAAGTGATTGATGCTGGTGACTTAGGTTACTGCGAGGCGTTTGACTTTAAGTGTGCTTCCAAGAGAACTTGTGAGGCATGGATTACTGGTGGGCCAATAACCGAGGAAAAACATGGGAACGACAAATCAGCAAGCTCTGGAGATGATGCAGAAACTTATGCAGAAGAAGACTAAGCCAATGCCTGTGCGTGGCGAAAGAACTGCAAAAAACAAAGCAAAGAAGCCTAAAAAGTGATTAAACGAGGCAAAGAGCAGTTTTCTGGCTATAACAAGCCTAAGAAGACTCCTAACCATCCAACCAAGTCTCACGCTGTTTTGGCAAAGAGTGGGGAAGATGTGAAATTAATCCGTTTTGGTCAGCAAGGCGTAAAGGGTTCTGCTGATGGTACGAAGCGTAACGAAGCGTTCAAGGCTCGTCATGCGGAAAATATTGCCAAGGGCAAAATGAGTGCGGCTTTCTGGGCCAATAAGGTTAAGTGGTAAAAAAACAACAGGTGCAGTTATGAGAATGACAAAAGCTGGTCAGAAAAAAGTTGGCAAAGTCATGCACGAATTTGGTAAGGGTGAATTGCACTCTGGCAAAGGTGGCAAGGTTGTCAAGAATCCAAAGCAAGCGATTGCGATTGCCATCTCTGAAGCCGCCAAGAAAATGGGCAAATACAAAGGCAAATAATGGGACTGCTTGATAGCGCATTAGGGTGGATGCAAGACCCAAACCGAACTCAGCAAATGCAGGGTCTGGGTAAGTCTATCCAACAAGGATTGCTGAACATTGAGCAGTCTGACAAGCGTTATCAAGACTTGTACAGCAAAGCGTTTGCTGACCCTAAGAATCCTTTTAAGATTACTGACAAAAAAGCATTATCTCAGCTAGCAGAAATGACCCAAGGTGGTCTTCTTGGTATGGCTGAAATTGGTATGCTTGCACCTAAAAAGTTTATTGGGAGGGCCTTAGAAGGTTTACCCAGTAAGGTTGATGTTGGTGGGCGTATTGAGGAATTTGGAACTGACCAACGATTGGTTGATATTGCCAAAGACTTAACAGAGAAAAAAGGCTTGGTTTATAGCCCCCAATTAAAATATGCTGAAGTTGACCCTGCTAGGGCAAAGCGGTT